GTTTCCTCGGGGATACGTGCAAGCAGAAGACCTCCCACGCTGATCACACCAGCATGTCGGCCATCCTCAACCGTGGGCACGTGGTAGTCAGGGTACTCGTCCCCACGAACCAGCTCATACCCCTCGCGGAGCTTGCCGGAAATGTTCGTGCGATCTTCGACCCCGCCAGCCTCGGCGCGAATCCAACGGTGCTTGAATCCCGGAGGCGCAGGAGGCGCATCCAGTCGTGAAGGGGGAGCCCATGGCTTACGTCGCGCATCTTTCGAGCGAGCTTCGCTCTCGCGAGAATTGCGGCTAAGAGTAGGAATTTTGACGTCGTTCATGTTTTACTCCTTCACGTACTTGGCATATTCCTCAAGAGGAACACCCAGCTTTTTGGCAATTGCAACTTGACTTGGGGTCAATTTGACAGTGCGGCGTGCGTTGTTAATACCCGAAGATCGGGATGCAGGAGCGACCGTTTGCACGGGACCGGAAGCCCTGTTATTCGTAGAACCCTGCGATTGGAATTTCTTGGGAAATGCCTCGCGAATTCGGCGATTTAGCTCATCATAGTACTCATCACTGCTGGGGTCAAACCCCTCGCCTTGAAGTAGTTGACGATGGATGCCCCAAGCGGCATGGGTCATGACCGTGTCCCGACCGTACCAAGGGTTGTTTTCTGCCCATTCCTCCACCCGGGGATCGGTCTGAGCTTGCTGGGCCGGCTGCTGGTACTGAGCCTGCTGGTACTGGGGCTGCATGTTGGTCTGCTGGGCAGAAGCTTGCTGCTGTGCCAGCATGGCCTCCCGCTGCGCCTCAACATTGGCCAACTGCACCTGCTCGTTGGTCAGCATGGCCAGACGCTGCATTGCCTCGGTTTCAGTGTCTACATCGTTCTCTTCGCGGGCCTTGCGGATGATCTGCTTGAGCGCAACGGCCTGGGTTTCAATGCGCCCCTTGGTCTCACCGATGCGCTGGCCGTCCGTGTGCATCACCTGCTGCTCCAACTGCTGGGCGCGCAGTTGGACGTTGCGGGCATACTCCATTGCCGCCTGCTCACGGCGCTGCGTCTCACGCAGGCGCGCCGTCAGCTTGTCAATGCGTTTCTTGACGTTGTCGCTGTAGTTGTCGATCTCGCTGCCAGCAGCCGAGGTTGTTTCCACGGCCGGCGGTTGCGGCTTGTCCAGTACCTCAGCGGTACCGTCCTCGCTCAGCGCCACAGTCGCAGGCTCTTCGCCTTCTCCGACCTTAAATTCCAACTCTTCATTTAGCATTGCGCTTTCCTTTACATGTGCAAAATGTCTTCGGGGTCGTTGAGCACTGCCAAGACCTCGTCGTCGTTCAAAAGGCGAATCTCCCCGCCATCAATCGGGATGCGAGCCCCCGCGTAACGGCCAAAGACGATCCAGTCCCCCTCCTTGCACCACGGACCGGTAGGGAACTTGCCCTCGTCGGCGTAGGCCAGGTCACCCATCCTCAAAACGTAGCCACACACGGTGGCCAGCTGAGTCTTGCGCTGCGTTTCCTCGGCCAGGACGATGCCGCCCTTGGTCTTCTCTGCGCCGCGATAAGGCAAGATGGCAATGCGCCACCCTGTGGGCTTGGGGATCGTGTCAATAACGGCCTGGTCGAGCTTCTCGGGGTCAAACCCCCGCTCGGTATAAGCGTCTTCCAAGGCAGGCTGCTTGCTCGCAGACTCCTCGGCCCATTTACGCTCCAAGGCGGTCATGTTGACAACAGGTACTTCAGCGGTTTCCATGGTTCTCCTTTCAGTTGATCAAATCGTCGTCGCCCGTGACTTTCTTCAAGAGACTTTTCACGGAATCCTCGATCATTTTCAAACCCTCAAGGCGGCCCATCATGAAGCGATAACGCTCCATGTCGGAAATCGTGCCGTTCAGCACAATTTGCTCCGACTGACGCTGGAGTATCCTGATTTCCTTCAGAACTGCTTCTGCAAATTCGAGCATGGTTATTTCCATGAAAAGCAGCTGGTTTGCCGCACCAGCTGAAAGCGGTCACTGACAAATCAGTATATCTTAACTGGACGGTTGCCGTCTTTTTTCTTCACAATCATCGCGGGGCCCTGCACACCACCGCCCTTGGCCATCTGCTTGGTCTTGCCTGCCTTGCTGTACGCGATGGCCGCAGCTTGCTTGACCGCTGCGGCCTTGCTCTTAGGCTTGCTAGTGCCAATCATCCCGTCTTTCTTGTAGTCACGGACGATCTCGCCAATGTTAGAGCTGATCGTCTTCTGACTGGAGCCTTTTTTAAGCGGCATTTTGAACTCCTTGTGGTTGAGCTTGCTTAGATGCCATTAGCTGCAGCTTTTGGCGGTTAAGTTGCAGCGTCTCGTTTGCCTTTTGCTGGTCAAGGTTCAAGCGCTTGTTGTCAATTTGGATGCGGGCCTGGTCAGCCGCCGCACGCTGCTCGATTTCCTTTTGCTTGAGAGCGATCAACGGGTCTTCGCCACCCCCGCCCGACAACTGGTCTTGCATGTTGCGCATTTCCTGCATGTATTGCGCGACCTTGAGCGCCACCATGCCCTCCTTCTGGATTGCAGACACCATGCGGTCCGGATCAACGCCGTACTGCTGGAAAATCTCGGCTTCCACGTCTTCCTCAGCCTTCAGGCGGATGTGATCCAAGATGTGCTTTTGCAACTCCATGGCCGACACGGGCTGAGACTGCAAGAGCGGCGATAGGCCCATCATCAAGTGAGCTGCAATGTGCGCATCGTGCTGCTGACCAGCAAACGCCTTGAGCTTCATGCCGTTCAAGACGTCACTGTTCTCGGACGCCGGATCGCGGGGCATGTTGGTGTGCTGCGGCAGCAAAATGCCGTCGATGTCGCGAATGTTGAGGGCCGCATACATGCGGTAGTAGGCCTCGTACATGTTGTGCATCTGCGGCGCGCTCTGCGCGAGCTGCAACTGCATCTGTGCAAGCTGAATACGCTGCGCAGCGCTGAAAATGTTGGGGTCAGCCACAGGCTGGACCGACACCATGCTGCTGAAGTCCGCTTTCTTGATGCGCCGCGTCGCGCCAGGCACGTCGTAAGGGTAGTCGTCGCCCAGGTACTGGCCAAACCCCTCAAACAGCAGCCGGAACTCCAGCGTCTGCGCGTAGTGCAACCGTTTGTGGATGCTGGACATGACCATCGAGCCGCGTTCCAGTAGCGCCAGCGTCGTTCCGACCTGCGCGTACTGGTTGCCGTCGCCAACTTGCATGTCGGCTGTGCTAGACAGGCGCTTGCCCGCGTCCACAAGGAACCCCAGGAGCGCAAACAGCACCTGACTGGGCTCCTTGTACGGCAGGGGCAACAAAGACGCTGAAAGCTCCGCGCCGCCCGCGTCAATGTCACGCCATTCGCCCGGCTGGATCGGATCAGAGTCGTCCGCGATCCGCGCGCCCTTGGCCTTGAAGCCCGCAGGCAGGTTGGAGAGCGTTCCAGCGTCAATCAGCTGGCGCAAAGCGCTCGTTGATGCCTTGGAAAGGCCCCCGATGAGGTGCACAAAGCCCAAGCCATACGCGCCAGGGCCCTCGATCAGCACGTAATGCACAAAGTAGTTGCGCCGCAGGCATTTTTCGTCGTTTTCTTTCCAGTTGCGACGAATTCCAACAACCTTAAGGCTGTCCTCGGCCAGCGTGACGACGTACGGACGCTTGATTCCGGTCGGATTTCCCTTTTCGTCCTTGTCTTCAAAGCCTGGCAGGTCCAAATCGACCAGTTGCTCCAGCAAAAACACCTCGCCGACGTCATCCGTGGGCTGCACACCCACAACTTTGTCGATTGCGGCCTGGATAGGGCTTGGATCAGCCGGCGTCGGCATGGTTTGGACGTTGTAGTCCAGGTACTCGCCCGCCAAAACGCGCTTTTTGTACTCGTTTTCGTCCATCGGGATGCGATGAGTCAGGCGCGGGCACTGGGAAACGACGCTAGAACCGTTGTAAGGGATGTAGACATCGTCCGCCAGGCACAGTTTTGACACCATCCGGCCCAAGTAATGGTCGTAATACACCTTCTTGAAGCTCGAACCACCATACCCCGTGTAGAAAAGCAGCTGGTCAAACTCCGGCGTGTACTCCTCCATCACCGTAGTGATCTGGTAGTTCATGAAGTCCTGCACGCGACCGGCCTGCTGGTACTTCTCCACCGTCTCCTTGCCCATGATCTGGCTGCGAACAGGGCCACCAGCAGGCATCAGCTCCTTGAGCGCCTGCGCTTGGAACTGAATGATGGATTCCATGAGCATCGGATGGGCTACACCCGCCGCGCCACGGAAGGGCTTGGTCCGTTCTTCAAGCTTCAAGCCCAACAGATCAAGGCCCTTGGCGTACATGTTCTCCCAGTCAGAGCGAGAACCCTTGTCCGCCTCGAACATGGCGGCCACGTCGATCGAAATACGGGCCAAGTCGTCCGGATCAATGACCGCTGCCAGGTTATCGTAGAAGCCAACGTCGTCGGCTTCGCTCTCACCAATCTCAACCGTTGCGCCCCCATCGTCTTCAATGATGACTTCAATGTCAGATTCGGGCTGCGGAATGCCCACGACGATGGCAAGTGAAGGGGCTTGGTTGAGGGCTTTGTCAATTGGCATGTCGGTTCCTTGTTATGGCTGTGCCGGGCGTGCCCGCAGGGCGTCCTTGTAGGACTGCAGTATCGGAGTCAAGTAATCATTGCCCTCTTCAATTTTGGTGGGCTTGAGATAGTCTTGGAAGAACTGCAGCACGGCCTGGTCGTAGTTTACCGGCGCGGTATTCCCTGTGGCACGGCCGTTGCCCTTGATCTGTGTAACCACCGGCTCAAATTCTGAATCCATGCGAACTTCAATTGTGTTCACAGGGCGATTGCGGTTGTCACGCAAGGTGTACACCCGGTACTTGCCCTCGTTAAATAACTTGTGCTTCTCCGGGCCGTACTGTCCGCCCTTAGCATAGCCGCCCACCGAGTGCCCAACATATGCGCCCTCCGGAACTGTGGACTCGGGATTTGTAATGCGCTTCCAAGCAAAACCTTCCAAGGGGCCTTCTTTGACCTGAACCAATGGAGCGCTGACACCTTCGCTAAAGAACTTGTCCGCCACACGCTTGCCCGCTCTAATGTCCGCCACCAGCGTTTCGCGCTCTTGTTGTTTGGCGGTGATCTTTGCCCCGCCCTGAACAGCGTCTTCAAACCGAATGTTCTTGAGCTCGCGCTCCGGGACACTAGCCAGATATTCGTTAATGCTCCTGGCGTTAAAAAGAGCCGATAGGGATGTCTGCGGCCCTGTTGAGCTGTATATGATCTCTCCCTTATCAATTGCTGTCTTGAGGTTTTGTTCAGGCAGGGCAGCAGGATCGGGAATACCTCGGAAGTTGGGATCGCCAATACGAGTTCCCGTGGCCTTCTCGTAATCCTTGAGCAACTGCTTGGAATAGTATGGGCCAATAACTGTGTCGGGGTCTTTCAGGGATCGCGTCAAGAAATCCAACTGCACGTTTGCTTGGTCAGCTGGTGTGCCCTGAGCCATCATTTTGTCAATCTCCCTGTCCTTCATTTCCCGAAGGAGAGTTTGACCTTCCCTGGTTTGGGAATGCGTATACTCCGGCCCCATGACCCGTGCCGGATTTCTCTCGGGCACCGCCCCGGAAATGTTCGTTAGCTGGTCATACGTTCTACGGGTGGCATCAAATGCCGCAGGATATTTTGGGAAGAAGCGCGTCTCTGCCGCCCCAGGACCGACAAAATCTTCTTGAGGCCTTGCTCCCTCCCGTGTCCGGGTCTTACCCACCGACAACTGGTCCAGGACATAGTCAGGAAACTCCCTGGCCAGCCTTGGGGAAGTAATTTTCTGTTCGCGGATAAGCCGATATACCGGATCACTTTCCGTACCAAACTGCTTAGAAAAGTAGTTGGCCGCCTTGTTGTTCCAGAACTCCTCCATCAACTTGGCGCGTTCTGGCGTTCTAGCATCAGGTGCAAGCGCATTTACCTGGTTACGCGCGTTTTCAACGCCCTCATTTAACAGGCCCCCAATGTAGTCCGCTTCGTTACCGCCCTTCCCACGACGGACCATCATCGTCGAGCCCTCAGGGCGCACGGCATACGACGCGCCAGGCACCGACAATTGCCGGTTGTACCCCTGGAAGTCACGCCCCACGTCGGCTGCCACCTGGCCTGCTTTCTGAGCGCCCTTGACCGCCGCGCGCGTCGCGCCAGCAGGATTGACCAGGTTGGACAGGAGGTCCCCCGCTGTGTTGAAGCCGCGCAGCGTCGGA